GAGGCACGCGGCACCCAAGCATGCGGTCGGGAATGCCGTGGGCCAGGTCACGTCAACGGGCGTCATGGTGCTGCTGACGGTGCCGGTGGTGGTCCACTGGAGAATGAACTCGCGCCGGGCACCGGTGCTGTCGCGGAATGGAAGCGTTACGTAACCAGAACCACCCATATTGCCCAGGCCGAGCAGGCCGGCGATCAGTGTGGCGCCGGTGACGGCACGGGTGGCGTCGCCTGCGGCGACTTCTGTGGCGGTGGCCAGTTCGATCACGCCGCGCAGGGTGTCGGTGGCCGCTGAGAGGGCATGAGTGTGGCTTGTGCCGGACACGCTGTTCGAGGTACTGCCCGACAGCGTGCCAGGGGTGCCGAGTGCGAGTGTGCGATCCGCCGCCAGGGTGCCGCCGCCGGTAAGGCCGTTGCCGGCGTTGACCTGGCGGGATGTTTCTACCGGTGAAAGGTTGCCGCTATGAAAAATCTCCACCCAATCTGACCAGACCCCCTCCGACTTGCGGCGTGAGTAAATACGGTCCAGGGAGCGTGCCCAGACGAGTTGGGTGGCGTGTACAGTTGATGAGCTGATGTGCAGGCAGGTTGAGCCGCTAATTACTGATGGCGGGATGTTTAGCGTGCCCGAACTTGGACTGTATAGGCCCGTAACGTCCAGGTTATTCAAATCATCCACGACAGCCATGCTGAGGGTGCCCAGACCGAACGCGCCGACGGTGAGCAAGGCATTGGCCGTTGTGTCTGTTGCGCTGTTTTGCACGCGGCTGGTCGCCAGCTTTTCGTCCTGCAGCTTTTTGCCCTGGGCGGCGGTGAGGGCCTGGCTGGTGCTGGTGCTGGTGAGGGTGTTGTTGAGTTGGACAATGCCAGGTTCGCTGGTTGAGGCAGCAGGTAGTTCTAGCTCATGGGTGTGGCTGGTTGCAGTGGTGCTGTTGCTCGTACTCGTGCTGATTTTGCCGGGCGTGCCGAGGCTTAGCGTGCGATCCGCCGCCAGGGTGCCGCCGCCGGTAAGGCCGTTGCCGGCGTTGACCTGGCGGGATGTTTCTACCGGTGAAAGGTTGCCGCTATGAAAAATCTCCACCCAATCTGACCAGACCCCCTCCGACTTGCGGCGTGAGTAAATACGGTCCAGGGAGCGTGCCCAGACGAGTTGGGTGGCGTGTACAGTTGATGAGCTGATGTGCAGGCAGGTTGAGCCGCTAATTACTGATGGCGGGATGTTTAGCGTGCCCGAACTTGGACTGTATAGGCCCGTAACGTCCAGGTTATTCAAATCATCCACGACAGCCATGCTGAGGGTGCCCAGACCGAACGCGCCGACGGTGAGCAAGGCATTGGCCGTTGTGTCTGTTGCGCTGTTTTGCACGCGGCTGGTCGCCAGCTTTTCGTCCTGCAGCTTTTTGCCCTGGGCGGCGGTGAGGGCCTGGCTGGTGCTGGTGCTGGTGAGGGTGTTGTTGAGGCGTACCAGGCCGGCGCGCTCCAGGGTGGCGGTTAGCTGCTTGAGGGCGAACGGGGTGACGGCGCGGGTGGCGGTGATGCCGTCGATGGTTTCCGTTGGTGTGGCCAGCTCAACGACGCCGGGCACCTCTGTGGTGGCCGGGGGGTTGATGAAGGCGATATCGCCGAACTCGATGAGGGTGGCGTCGAGGCTCTCCAGGATGATGTCGGTGGCGAGCAGCAGCGTGGACGGCCCTGCCTTCTGAATGATCCATCCCGAGGCCGCCGGCTGCGAGTAGACGGCAATGAGCGTGCCCTTGTCGCTGAACAGGCCGAACTCGCCGACGTTATAGGCCGCTGAGCTCTCGTCCATTGCCATTACATGAATGGTGTCCGCCGCGACGGCTTGCCCCGCGATCGAACTCACTCGCTTGACCTGCGCCTGCAGCGCCGTGCGCGTTTTCGCGGGCGTGTATTGGCCAGTCCCGAAGCCGATCTCGGTGATGGTGACCGGGCCGGTGCCGGTGTTCTGGGCGTTGATGATCTCGGCGCGGCCGGCATCGGTGATGGTGATGGGTAGTGCCATTACGGGGCCTCAGTGCATTGCAGGCGGCGGTAGATGACTGGCCTTGCGGCGCCCTGCAGGCCGAGGCCCCCAGTAGCAGCCAGGCCGAGCGTGAGCGTGAAGTGCGAGCGCACGGGTTTGGTGCGCTCGATTTCCTTGATGATGTCCTGCTGGTAGGCGGCGGTATTGGGGACGCTAGCGCCAAGCGTGAGCACAACCTCAAAGGTGTGCGGGGCACCCATAGGCTCGGTTTGCCACCATTCACGCAAAGCCAAGGAGCTGCCGAAGCTGCGCACGACGTCGCGCACGCTCTTGGCGGTGCCCTTGCGGCGCTGAATGTCCACCGCGGCACGGATACGCGCCCGTTTCACCGCCTCGGGCCAGTACGGCTGCCAGCTGTCGAGCGAGAGCGTCCAGGCGAGCCAGGGCAGCAAGCGCGCCGGGCAGGTGTCCGGATTCCAGAGGTCGCGCAGCGGCACCGCCATGGTGCCGAGGCGCAGGGTGGCCTGCTCCAGCTTGCGCTCAAGCGTAGAAGCGTTGGGCGGCAGCAGACTCGGTTGGTCACTCATCGAGGCCACCATCGGTCAGGTTGATGGCGGTGCAGTAGGTGGCGCTCTGGCGGTTGACCACTAAGTTGGCGGTTGGGCTTGCCAGATCCACACGCTGCACGCCCGGTTGGTGAAGCGCGGCATAGATGCCGGAGAGCGTGACATCCAGCCCGAGACGGTGTTGGCCGGCAGTGTAGGCCTCCAGTGCCGCGCGGGCGTTGGCCATGACCACTTCACGGTCCGGGCCGGCGTAGAAGTACAGCGTGGCGGTGACCTGGTAGGGGGCAATGGTCGCCGCCTGCACCTGGACATAGTCCGTGAGCGGCCGGACGCTCTCGTCGCTGAGTTTGGCCAGCACGGTGGCGAGCAGCGTGGCGTCCGGCACGCCGCTGCCCTGGCGTGAGAGCACGGTGATCAGCACCTCCCCCGGCGTTGGGCTGATGGCGCTGGCATCGAGCACCTGCCCGTCCGCGCTGAGTGCGTGGAAGATGTAGGCGCCCTCGGGACCTGCGGTGGACAGACCTTCCAGCGAGAGCTGGATGCGGTAGCGGAAGTCGCTGTCGCTCTCGTAGACGGCGGCGATCGGCGGAATGGCAGTCGGCACCGCGGGGCTGACCAGCAGGCGCTCGACGCCGAACAGCGCGCCGAGGTTGTCCAGGTCGGTACCGGTGGAGTACGGCAGCATGACGGCGCGGGCGGCATCGTTGATGCGGGCGCGCAGCTGCAACTCGCGGTAGGCGCAAACCTCCAGCAGCTTCATGAAGGGTTCCGACTCGACCTGGGCGTCCAGCTCGGGTGCGCGTTCGAGCAGATCGGCCAGCATGGCGGCGAGGATCTGCTCGAAGTCGAGCGGTTCGATCACATCCGGCGGGGCCACCTGGGCGAGGTTGATGGCGGTGAACTGGCTCATGCGATGGCTCCGAGGCGCAGGGGGATGCGCAGGCTGAGCGGCTCGTTGACGTCGGCGCGGCTGCCCTCGATGTCGAGCACGACCTGCCCGGGCTGCTCGCCCAGGAACAACTGCACCCGGCTGAGCCGGATGCGCGGCTCCCAGCGCAGCAGCGCCATGGCCGTGGCGGCGTAGGCCTGCAGGCGGGTGGCGTCGTTGGTGGGCCAATCGATCAGGTCAGGCAGCTGGCTGCCGTATTCGCGGCGCATTACGCGCGAGCCGATGGGCGTGGTGAGGATGTCGGCGATCGACTGGGCCAGGTGGGCGTTGCCCTCGATGGCGCGACCGGTGGTGGCGGACATGCCGATCATTTGGGCACCGCCGTGGTTCCGGAGCCGGTTTGTACGCCGCCATGCTTGTGGGTGACGAGGCTGATGCCGGATGCGACTACGTCTGCGCTGACGGTCACGGTGCCGGTGATATCGACGTTGCCGAGGATGGTGACGCCGCCCGGTGCGGTGAGCTGGGCCTTGCCGCCGGTGGGAAGGACGGCCAGCAGACGCTTGGCGATGCTGTCGTATTCGATGACGGCACCGTCGCGGTAGGTGCGGCGATGCAGGCCCTCGCGGTCGCCGTTTGCCGGGATCACGTCAGAGAACAGACCGGTCAGCACCACGCCCTGGGCGAGGTTGCCGGATGGGCTCAGCAGCACAACCTGCTCGCCGATGGTGGGCGGGTCCCACTCGCGGTCGGCGCCGGCGCGCAGGTTCAACCAGGGCAGCCAGGTGGTGGCGATGTTCCCGCTTTTCACCTTGACGCGAGGCGGCTGCATCTGGACCGCTTCGATGGTGCCGAAGCGGACGATGTTTTCGAGCAGGCGGGTGATTTCGGCAATGTTCATGCCGCTGATGCTGCGGCTCGCGCGCGCGTGGCGCACGGTGCTGAGCCTGTAGCGCGGGGCGCTACAGGGCAAGGTCAACCGGTGAGGTGCCCCAGGAGCTGGTCGCGGATCAATTCCAGGTCGGCGTCGGTGAAGCCGAGCAGCTCGCGGCGCTCGTATTGCACCTCGGCCTGGCCGCGATCGGGGCGGTCGCGCAGGCCGTACTGGTGGACGCGGGCGATGCGGGCTACGCGGCCCATAAAGCTGATGGCGATCGCATCCGGGGTACTGCGCAGCTTGAGGTGCGCAGCCTGGCGCAGCTTGGTGAACATCTGCCGTTTGATGCGCCCGACCTTGCCGCGCAGCTGCCGGGGCTTGCGTGGCGCGTACGGAGTGCCGTCCGGGTTGCGCTGTCTCGCCACGCGCTGCTGCTGGCTGCGCCGCAGCTCGCGGCCGATCTGCTGGTTGAGCTGGCGTCGAGCGCCGGGTTCCAGCCGGGCCAGCAGAACGCCGGCCCAGTCTTCCAGGGCGCGAAGATCAGCCATGCCGCACCGGATGCGGGCTGGAGATGTCGCCGCCATCCTGAGCGGTGCTCTGCCACTCGGCCAGCAGCATGCCTTCGGCATACAGCTGCCAGGTGCCCGCTTCCAGGAAAGGCTCCAGCTGGGGTTCGGCCGGGTGGGTGACGTCAAGGGCGCCTGTTGCCTGCTTTTTGACGATGACGCGTTCGGTCAGCGGCAACTTGATGGAGAGGTCGACCTTGCTGTTGTCCAGGACGTCAGCCTCGAAGGCGATGGCGGTCTTGCCCTTCTCCTGGTTGGCCAGCAATTCGTGCTGGTTGACCATGACCCAGGCGAGGAGGGGGATAGCGACGGCATCCGGGTGCCCGGCGAAGTCGGTAAGGATGACGTTGAGGGTGTAGCTGTACTCGAAAGACAGCCCATGGGCAGCGGTGCTGCGGATGGTGCCGTTGTCGATGAACACCAGCAGACGGTCGGGATTTTTGTGCAGCTCGGGCACGGCAGCGAGCAGGTGGGCGCGCAGGGAGTTGGGCTTGTTCATGGCTGGGTGCTTCGTGCGTTGTGGTCGACGATGAGGTCCACCTTGGCGGCACATTCGCCCCAGGCGGCCATGAGGTAGTCGGTGTCGTCGCTGAGTTCGCCGTTACTTCTCGGCGCCGCCGGGGCCAGCGTGCAGCGCGTCACGACCGGACAGCCACTGACGGTAACCTGCGGCTCCGGTGATGGCGGGGCGCTCGTGCAGGCGGCGAGCAGCATCAGGCAAAGGCTGAGCAGCCCAAGTCGCATGGGTTGGGTTTTCACGGCGGCGTTCCTTCTTCTTGAGCTGATCGGTGGCGTGAGCCTGGTGCAGGTCGGCGATGGTCTGTTGCAGAGCCTGTTGGTCGAGGCGTTGGGTGGCTACCTCGCCGGCTAGGCGGGTGATGGTGGCGGCCTGGCGGGCGTTGCGCTGTTGGGCGGTTTGCAGGCGCTCGCTGGCGAGATCGGCCTGCGCCTGGGCGGTGTCAATGCGCTGTTGCTGCACCCAGATCAGCAGGCAGAGCGCGCCGACCAGCGCGAGGCCGTAGAGGAGCTGGCGGGCGATGGTCATGCCGCGCGCTCCTGCTCGCCGGCGAACTGCGCATAGGCCCGGGCGAGCTTCACGTCGTAGAAGTTGCGGGCGTAGTTCGGGCCGTTGTAGCGGCGGGCGAACTCGGCCCACTTCCTGCCCTTGAGCGCCTTGTGCAGCGCGGGGTCGGTTTCGATGAAGGTGACGAAGGCGTCGAGCTGGGCCGCCTCGCTCAAGGCCATGGTGTCCGCGAAGTGCTGGGCGTCGTGGTAGCCGAGTCGCTGCCAGTGGTAGCCCATGATCTGGAACAGACCCCAGCTGGCGGACTCCAGCGCGGCGGCCGCGTGGATCTGCTGCGCCTGGGCGAGACGCTGATGCTCGGCGGTACCGCCGATGTAGCCGCCGGACTTGCGGTTGACCAGGGCGGGATGCTTGGCGGCGAGTGCATCAGCCTCGGCCTCGCTCAGGCCATTGGTCTGGAGTCGGGCGTGCATGACGTGCCGTTCGAACAGGATCACCGGGCGGCCGTTGCTGGCGAAGCCCTCGCCGCGGCTCTCCACCTGGTTGACGGCCATGACGCTGGCCAGCGGCACGCCGAGGCGGTCGGCGGCCTGCTGCAAGTCCTTCCGCTTGAGGTAGCGCGAGGTGTCGTAGCCGTGGAGCGCCGCCAGCGTCTTCGGGCCTGCGACGCCATCGTCCACCAGGCCGGCGCGGCGCTGGTAGGCGGCCACGGCGCGCTCGGTCTGCTCGCCGAAGTCGCCGTCCACGGCTACAGCGAAGCCGGCCAGCGTGAGTGAGGCCTGCAGGTTGCGCACGGAGAGACCGCGCGAGCCGATGATCAGAAGTTCGCTCATACGCTTTCCACCTTACGCTCGAACAGGCGCTTGGCACCGGCGCGAACGCCCTCTGCGCCGATCAGGCCGATGATGCCGCCAAAGAACGGGGCGTATTCCTGCGGAATGCCAAACAGCGCCAGACCATTGCTGGCAGCCAGGGTGATCAAGCCGCAGACGACTGATTCGATGGCGATGCGGCGCAGCGATCCGCCGCCGAGCATCAGCCGCGAGCCGGCGATGGCAGCGGACAGGCCTGCCGCATACAGGATCGGGTAATTCTCCTGGAGCCATGTGGCGAGCCAGGCCATTTCGGGACGGTCATGCATGCGTTTCATTCCACTGTCCGCTGGGCGTGAGGGTGTTGATGTGCTGGACCACTTCGCCCAGCTGAGCCGGGCTGTAGCGCTGGGGCATGGGGAAACCGAGCGCGGCGGCGCAGAACTCGCTGCAGAACCAGCGACGCCGGCTGTGCAGGCCGACCGGCAGCAGCTGGCTGCCGAACAGGCCGAAGAAGTCGTAGCCCTGACCGGCGTTGGCGCGGAACACACGGGCGATCTGGCGATAGTCCGCCCAGGGCAGCGGGATGAGGTCCCAGTGTTCGAGGTTCAGCTCGATGTGCTTGGCGCGCACGCCACCGTCCATGGCCGAGGCGGACAACCAGCGGCCATCGGCCAGGACCAGTTCGCAATGGCTGTACTTGGAGCGCGTCCAAAGGCGGACCAGGCGGTTGAACAGCGTGCCGCGACCCTTGTAGAGGGCGAGGTAGATCAGTCCCATAGGTTCACCACTTGGCGTTGTTCGGCTTGCGGGGCGGCATCCGGCAGAGTGACGGCGGTGCCGTGGGGGATTACGGGGCCGAGATCGGCGAGACCGGGGTTGGAGTCGAGGACGGCCTCGGTGACTCCGGCGGTGCGGCCGTAGTACCGCCAGCAGATGGCGTCGACGGTGTCGCCCTGGTTGGCGATCACGGTGGTCATCAGAGCAGCTCCACCGTGGTGTGGCTGATGCCGAGGATGCTGCGCAGGGCGTGGCGCGCGTCGCGGCGCAGCTCGTCGATGTTGGTGCTGTCCTCGGTGGCCTTCTGCTCGCCGCTGTTGGTTGCGTCGAAGCTGCGGTAGCGCTCGACCAGTTCGGCGGTGGCGCGGCAGTAGATGGTGCGGCGGTAGAGGTGCAGCAGCTGGCTTTCGCCCTTGATCTGCGGTGCCGGCACGTCGGACAGGGTGAGGTGGCCCTCTTCAGTACGGGCGCGGCGGTATAGGTCGAGTTCGCGGTTGGCCTCGATCATGGCGTTGATCGCGGCCACCTCGATGCGCTCGGGGGTGACGCTGGCGTCCAGGCGCATGGCGGCGCGCAGGTCGAGGCAATCGATCACCGGCCAGAAGGCGTCGTTCTCGATCTTGTGCTCTGCGGTGGTGGCGCCGGTGGCGATAAATCCGCTCATGCCTATCGCTCGAATGGGTCGGCGGTGGTCGGGGCTTCACGACTAGGCCAAGGAGAAAACCTGTCGATCAGCCCCGAGCCGCCGGGTGCGTGGGGACGCTCAGTTAGCGGAGGCCTCGCCGGTGCCGGTGCTGGCATCCGGAGCGCCCTGGTCGGCTTCGGCGCCCTTGGCCTGGTCGGGCTGGGGCTGATCGTCTGCCGGGGGCTCGCCGGTACCGGTATCGGTAGGCGCGCTTGCCGCATGTTTCTTGAGGAGGCGCTCGGCGCGCTCCAGATCCTTCTTGCCGCCGCAGCTGTTGTGCAGCTCGATGGCGCGTTTGAGCAGGTCGATGCCGAACTGCAGCCAGGCCCGTTCGTCCTGGGTGAGCGTTTCGGCGTCGTAGTTGAGCTGGGCCAACTGGGCGCGGCCTTGGGCGAGAACCAGCTTGGCGCGAGCCTCGTCGGGCATGTCCTGATCGGCGGTCAGCTCTGCGGTGCGGTTGAGGGTTACCAGCGGGAAGGGTTTGCCGGCCTTCTGGGCGTTGAGCGCGGCAGTGGCGACTTCCTCGGCTACCAGGCAGCCGGTGGTGCGGTTGAAGCGATCCGGCATCACCAGCTGGTGGCGCAGCACGTACTCGGCGATCTGCAGGCCGCCGTCGAAGTCGCTGGCATCGAAACGCCAGACCATGACGGTGACCAGCACGTCGTCCTGGGCGCCTTGGCCTGCCGAGAGCACGCCCTCAATGTACGGAACGTAATCCGGCAGCAGCTCGACCTTGAGCTTCGCCTTGCCCTCCGTCGACTGCACCTGCTTGAGGCGGAACTGGTCCTGTTGCAGCTTGGCCAGCATCACCTCGTAGCTGGTGGCACCTTCCATGAGCGTGGCGGGCGCGGCGGCTGCCGCCTCCTGGGCTGCGCGCTTGCGCAGCTGGTTACGTTGGGCAAGGGTCAGGCTCATGGCTTACACCTTCTCGATTTTCTCGACCAGGGCGACCAGGCCGAGGTCTTCCACGACGTAGGCGTCGTTGGAGGACTGGTAGTCGGCGATGCGGTCGTATTCCGGCTCGTCCTTGAGGTGGCGGCGGCGGGCGCCTTCCTGCCAGTAAATCGACAGGTTGCTCAGGGTGGTGACCAGCACGGTGCCGTCCGGGAAGTAGGGGGCGTCGACGATCGGCAGGCCGCCCAGCCGGGCGCGGGTGACGATCTCCTGTGCGGCGTTCTCTTCCTGGTTGGAGGTGGCGCCTTTCTCGACCGCGGCCAGCAACTTCTCGTGCATCAGGTTGCGCGAGACGATGACGATCAGGTCAGGGTGGCTGCGGTGCCACGGGTCCAGCATCTGGACGGCATCGAAGACCAAGCCGTCGAGGGTCTTGTAGTCGCCGGTGGCGCCGACGGTGACCTTGCCTACGGTGGCGCCTTCATCGAGCACGCGATCCGGAGCCTTGGTGCGAATCTTCTGCAGCCAGCCGATGTTGACGTCCTGGCGCAGCGGGTAGGTTGCCGCGTTGGTGGCCGCGGCGGCGGAGACGCCGTTCCAGCCGATCATCAGGCGGTCAAGGGCCTGCCGTTGGGCGATGGCCGCGGTGAGGCGGGTCTGGAAGTCCGGGAACTTGGCCCAGGCATCGAGCAGCACGTAACGGAAGGCGCTGTCGAAGTTGGTCTGCTTGCAGGTGTAGTCGTCCTTGGACAGAGCCTGATGCTCGCCAGGGTTACGGCGGTTGCCGCCTGCGGTGTCGGTACGGCTGGCGATCGGGCCGTTGACGCCCAGCAGCAGGGCCTCGCCCGACTGCTCCATTACGCCGATGACGTTGATGCGGCCGAGCAGCGCGGTGGATTCCTGGATGGCAGTCTCGAGGTTCTGCTGCACGCTGGGCTCGACATTGAACTTGACGGCGGCGCTGTCGACGCCGTTCAGCTTGGCTACCTGTGCCAGGTAGCCGTTGTAGGCGATTCGGGTTTCGTTACGCATGGTGTGCTCCGAGTGGGCGCTGGTGATGGGTCAGAACTTGGCCAGGGCTTTGCCGTCGCCGCCGGTGGCGGGCGGGCGCTGCTGTTGGCTGTGGTCCTCGGTATCGCTGAGGCGCGTGACCAGATCGGCCAGCTCGGTTTCGAGCTTGTCGACCTTGGCGCTCAGCTCCTGGCGAGCCGTCTGTTCTGCGGTGAAGGCTTCGCCCTGCTCCTGAGCGTGCGAGGCGAGGGCCTCAACCGCTTCGGTCAGCTCGGAGAACTGGGCGTCGTCCTTGACGGCTTTGTCCTTGCTCTTGCCGAGGGCTTCCATCACGCGGGAGAACAGGCCGGCGACCTTGCTCTCGCTGTCGGTGACTTCCTCGAATTCGAGGGCAACTTCGATGGCCTCGGAGAACAGGTTTTCCGGGTCATTCTTCCGTGCCTTGAGGGGGTTGGCGTCGGGGTGCTGGGCGCTGAAGGTGAGCATCTCGGTACCCAGGCTGGCCGGGGTATCGGTAACGGCGATGCCGTCCAGGTACGCGCGACCGGTGTCGGCGAACTTCGGGCGGATCTCGATGCTGGTGAAGATCTTCTGCCGCGCCTTGTTCAGGGCGATGAGGTCGGCGGTCGGCTCGATCTGGGCGAACAGGGCCAGCTTCTTCTTGCCGGCAATGTCGACTTCTTCGGTTTTTAGGGCGACGACGTCGCCGTAGGCCTTGAACGGGCCGTCCGGCAGCAGGCTGCGGAAGTGCTCCAGCCAGACGCGGGCGCCGTAGGTGTTCGGGTTGTAGGTTTCGGCAGCGTCCACCAGCCATTGACGTTCGATGGTGCGGCCGTCGGTGGTGGCGCCTTCGACGGCGACGCGGAAGAACTTGCTGCGGTACTTCTTGGCGGTGGGGTTGCTTGCGGCCATGGGGCTTTCCTCAATCCGGGGCTGTGGGCCTTTCGTTGAGGGCATGGTCGGCACCCGGCGGGGGCGCGGCAACGCGGTTGGCGTGTAGGACAGAGCGATACAGGACGCGCCGGTAGGGGCTCGCGCGCGCGAGCGGCAGCATCGGCGCCATGAACGCTATCGTCGAACTCCCTACCGATCACCGCCGCCACGCCAAGCACCTGTATTGGCAGGGCTACCGCGTCTGCGAGATAGCCGAGCTGCTCGGCGAGAAGGAGAAGACGCTGCACAGCTGGAAGGCCCGGGACGAGTGGGACCGGGCTACGCCGTTGGAGCGCATCCAGGCGGCAACCGAGGCCCGCCTGGTGCAGCTGATCCTCAAGGAACCGAAGAGCGGCTCGGATTACAAGGAGATCGACCTGCTCCACCGGCAAATGGAGCGGCAGGCCCGAATCCAGCGCTATCAGGACGGTGGTACCGAAACCGACCTCAACCCGGAGCTGGCCAAGCGCAACGCCGGGGAGAAGCGTAAACCCAAGCGCAACGACATCACAGAGGAGATGGTCGAGAAGCTCGTCGAGGCGTTCCTCGACGGGTGCTTCGACTACCAGAAAGACTGGTACCGAGCAGGTAACCAGCGCACTCGGGCCATTCTGAAGAGCCGGCAGATCGGCGCGACGTTCTACTTCGCCCGCGAGGCGTTGATCGATGCGCTGACCACCGGGCGCAACCAGATCTTCCTGTCGGCCAGCAAGGCGCAGGCGCATATCTTCAAGGCGTATATCCAGGCCTTCGCCCGCGACACGGTCGGGGTGGAACTCACCGGCGACCCGATCATTCTGCCGAACGGCGCCGAGATGCACTTCCTGGGTACCAACGCGCGCACCGCCCAGGGCTACCACGGCAATTTCTACTTCGACGAATTCTTCTGGACGTTCAAGTTCAACGAGCTGAACAAGGTGGCCAGCGGCATGGCCATGCAGAAGCAGTACCGGCGCACCTATTTCTCGACGCCCAGCTCGATGGCGCACGAGGCCTATTCGTTCTGGACGGGCGAGCGCTTCAACAAGGGCAAGCCGGCGGCCAAGCACCTCAAGCTGGATGTGAGCCACGACATGCTGCAGCAGGGGCGGCTGTGCGAGGACCGGATCTGGCGGCAGATCGTCACCATCCTGGACGCCGAGGAGCGTGGCTGCGACCTGTTCGATATCGACGAGCTGCGCCTGGAGTACGACGCGGCGGCCTTCCAGAACCTGCTGATGTGCCAGTTCGTCGACGACGGGGCGAGCATCTTCCCGCTCAATCTGCTGCAGCCGTGCATGGTGGACAGCTGGTCGGTGTGGACGGACTACCAGCCGATGGCCATGCGGCCGTTTGCTGATCGGCAGGTATGGGTGGGCTATGACCCGGCCGAGTCTGGCGATTCCGCCGGGCTGATCGTGGTGGCGCCACCGCTGGTACCGGGCGGCAAGTTCCGCGTCCTGGAGCGGCATCAGTTCCGCGGGATGGACTTCAACGCACAGGCCGAGACGATCCGCCAGGTGACTCGCCGCTACTGGGTGACCTACATCGGCATCGACACCACCGGTCTGGGCAGCGCGGTGGCGCAGCTGGTGCGTCAGTTCTTCCCGGGCTTGAAGACCTTCTCCTACAGCCCGGAGGTGAAGACGCGCCTGGTGATGAAGGCTTGGGACGTGATCAGCAAGGGGCGGCTGGAGTTCGACGCCGGCTGGACTGACCTGGCGTCGTCGCTGATGGCCATCCGCAAGACGGTTACGCCGGGCGGGCGCCAGTTCACCTATACCGCCGGGCGCAATGAACACACGGGCCACGCCGATCTGGCTTGGGCGCTTTTCCACGCACTGCACAACGAGCCGCTGGAGGGCCAGACCGTGGCCAACACCGGCATCATGGAGATTTATTGATGAGCAAACGTCGCAACCGTAACCAGCAGGTGGCCACCACTGACCAGGTGCGCGAGGGCGAGGTGCTGGCCAATGGTGAGGGCGGTCAGTCGATGGCCTTCACCTTTGGCGATCCGATGCCAGTGCTCGATGGCCGCGAGATCCTGGACTACCTGGAATGCTGGGCCAATGGCCGCTGGTACGAGCCGCCGGTCTCGCTGGACGGGCTGGCGAAGTCGTCGAAGGCGAGCGTCTATCTACAGTCGGGCCTGATCTTCAAGCGCAACGCGCTGGCCCGCACCTTTATCCCGCACCGGCTGCTCAGCCGGGCGGCCTTCGAGCAGATCGTCATGGACTGGGGCTGGTCGGGCAACCTGTACCTGGAGAAGCGCGACAACATGCTTCGCCAGGCGATCGGCCTGCAGCCCTGCCTGGCGAAGTACATGCGGCGCGGTACCGACCTTGCGACCTACTACCAGGTGCGCGGCTGGAAGGACGAGCACGAGTTCAAGACCGGCAGCATCTGCCATTTGCGGGTGGCGGATATCAACCAGGAGATCTACGGGCTGCCGGAGTGGCTGCCGGCGCTGCAGAGCGCGCTGCTCAACGAGAGCGCCACGCTGTTCCGGCGCAAGTACTACCAGAACGGCAGCCATGCCGGCTTCATCCTGTACATGACCGACGCGGCGCAGAACGAGGACTTCGTCACCGACCTACGTAACGCGATGAAGAACAGCAAGGGCCCTGGCAACTTCCGCAACCTGTTCATGTACGCGCCGAACGGCAAGAAAGACGGGTTGCAGCTGATCCCCATCAGCGAGGTGGCGGCGAAGGATGACTTCGGTGCGATCAAGAACATCAGCCGCGACGACCAGCTGGCGATGCTGCGCATCCCGCCTCAGCTCATGGGCGTGGTACCGCAGAACGCGGGGGGCTTCGGGTCGATCCGGGAGGCGTCGCAGGTGTGGGCCGTCAACGAGCTGGAGCCGGAGCAGGCCCGGCTGCGGCAGATCAACGACTGGCTGGGGGAGGAGGTGGTGCGGTTCAATCCTTACGATTTACCGTCGACCAGCAGCTAGTCCATCAGCACCATCGAAAAAGCCGCCCGCAGGCGGCTTTTCGGTGCTTGCTCAGTTCTGATCGATCACTTCTAGAATGTTGCCGTTGAGGTCGACCTTGGCCTTGACGGAGTTTCTCACCATGCCCCCGAAGGCGTTGCGGCCTCGGAAATGGGTCAACACCACCAGATGGTCGCCTCGATCCCAGTAGCTGGTCTCGTCGTGCTCATAGCTGTCCGGATCGTTCATTGACTTCTTGATGGCCCGTTCCAAGGTTCTGTGTGAACCATCCCAGGCGCTGAACTGGCTCTCGATCAACTTCTTGCGAGCCTCCGCTGCTGCCGCCTTTTCCTTTTCTTCCTGGACTGCCTTGGCATAGCTGTTTTGCTGTTCGGTGTACTTCTTGTTGTCCGGGAAGAGGGTGGCGAGTTTGCCGTAAATTTCGGCCAGCTTGGCTTGGTCGACGGTCTTGGCGACCTCCTCGAGGAGGGTGGCCTCTTGTGCTTTTCTCTTCTGCAATTCAATGCCGGCCCTGGCTGAGGCCAGGGCCTTCTGCAGGTCCGCGTCTTGGACGTTGGCGTACTGGGTCAACTGGCTGGTGACTTCGCTGAAATTGCCGGCCGACAGGCTGGCTGTGGCCTTGCCAAGGATGGACTCACGGTTGGCCGCGAACTCCTCGGCTTTCTTCTGCCGTTCTTCGGCCTGGGCCGCAGCAAGCTGCTTGGCCTCCTCGATTTTCTTGGCCTCTGCATCGTTCTGCGCACCGACCCCAATAGCCATGAAGGCAGCAAAGATCAGGGCCGTCACAGTGATGGCGCGGGACTTAAGGCTTAGCGCCTTATTGGTGACCCGGTAGGCGTAGCTGCGAATGGGCGGAAGCAAGAACAGTCCGCCAGCGACAAATAATAGAGCCGCCACCGGCATCTCGATCACCAACAGCAGACCGAAAAGCACCAGGACGATGCCACCGATCCAGCTAAGCACCTTGAATAGCTGATTCATTCCTTTCCAACTCCTTGGTCATGGGTTGGGCGAAGCCTACTGGCCGTGGGCCACTAGCGTCCAGCCCACCCCGGGCAGCACCCGGCGCGCGCGCTCGTCCCCCCGCCACGCCCCCGGGCTAAATGTGTCGTTTTTTCTGCGCGCCTGCGGACAGCTCTACGCGGCTCAGGCAGTGGGTTGGTGGATGGGTATGAGGTAGAGCAAAACCCTGCGTTTCCCTGCAGGAAGAGCGGTTCTGGACGCTCCCATGCTGTGTCCGGGCTATGGGCTTATGGGGGGCGATTTTCAGAAAGAGTAATTTCTGCAATCTGGCTGTGGACCGACCCTGGAGGCCGCGTCATTCGGGGCTTCTGAGATTACAAAGGGAGGTAACTTAGAGGTAATCAAAAAGGTAATTTTTTCTAAGGTGCTGATTTTGAAGGCTTTTTTTGAGGCCCGATATCACCCTATAAAAGAGTAACCAGATTACCTTTATGTTACTTGGAAGTTACCTTTTGCCATCGCCGGAAAAGCCTTGCAGATCAGGGCTTTGCGCCCGTTTCCCGGTCGATGTTACGGAAATTACTCTTTTTGCAGACCCCCCACTACCTGAGAAAACAGCCTCACGTGTGGGGCGCGTGCGCATGTACGCGACGGTTCTGCTTGTTACGTGGCTTGTTACGCTAGCCTGCGT